AGGCTTTTTGATAGTTATGGCAAAAGGCGGTGTTATTAGTGGCAAGTGCAACAATTGAAAGGGATTTTCTGGAACTGATGCATCAGACAATCATTGTAGAAAAGCTGATCCGTAGAGATCCGATTGGGGGAGATCCAGTTTATGATCCGCCAAAGGTATATCGGGGAAGAGTTGTAAATAAGCAAAGATTAATCGTAGATGCACAAGGTCAGGAAAGAATGGCGACAACGACAGCATGGTTTTTTGGTGCTCCTAATATCACAACAGATGATCGAATTACGCTGCCTGATGGTAGGCAGCCTTTTATTTTGGCTATCAATCATTATCCTGATGAAAAAGGGATGCATCATGTTAGGGTGGATTTTGCATGAATTTGAGAATGGGCATTAAAGGCATGAAAGAGTTAAAAAAGGCACTAAAGAGCAAAGGCAATCAGGCAAATGAAGCGTTAGCAAAAGCATTGTATCAAGAGGCGGAAACGATAATGAATCAGGCAAAGAGAATTACGCCAGTTGATACAGGGACATTACGCAATAGTGGCCATGTGCAGCAGCCGAAAATAACGAGAAATGCAGTGGAAGTTATGATGGGGTTTGGCGGAGCAGCAGAATATGCGATCTATGTGCATGAGAATATTCATGTAAGGCATAGAGTTGGACAGGCAAAGTTTCTAGAGCAGCCGCTTAATCAGGCGGCATCAGGGTTATCGCAAAGGTTAGCGTCAAGGATTAGAGACAGTTTATAGGGGGTGTAAATATTGCCCTATAGTAATGCAGCGGAAATAATCGCAGAATTGATAGATAGCAGTAATTTAGCTAAATTAGGTATTAACTTGTTTGTTGGTGTAGTAAGACCGGTTTCAGATGTAGTGCCTGCAGAATGTGTTTTTGTGATGGGAACGGATGGGCTGCCTGCGGATCGGTTTTTTTCTCAGGATGATGAGGTAAGGCATCCGACTGTTCTTATCAGGATAAGATCGCCTAATTATCAATCTGGTTATGAATTAGCAAGAGCTATATATGAACTTGTGCAGAGCAGTACACCAGATGGCATTAAAGATATAGATTGCAGACAGTCAGAGCCGATGTTTCTAGGTCAGGATAATAATCGGAATTATGATTGGTCGCTTAATTTTGATTGCTTTTTACAGGAGTGAAGAATATGTACGATGTTAAAGAGATTGAAGATATGATTGTGTGTTTAAAAAAATTGCAGAGAGAAACAAGGCGATCAATCAAGACGCTTAGAGAGTATCAAAAACAAAAGGAATTGAACAATGAGAAAGGGGAGATAAATTATGGCATTGCCGGGAAAGCACGCAGGGGTTTATATCGGAAATAATCTAGTTCAGGAAATTAATGAGGCGACATTTACAATCAATGGTGAAATTGTTGATATCAGCAGTTTTGACTCGGGTGGCTGGCGAGAAAGATTATTGAACCTTAGAGATGCGACAATCACAATATCAGGGTTTTATGTTCCTTCAGATACTAATGGTCAGGCAGCGTTAAGGACAGCATTATTAACTCAAGCTTTAGTTGAAGATGTTAAAGTGCTGGCAGATGTTAATACCGCAACATCTGGATTTATATGTGATGCGTATGTTGAGAGTTTTGAGATATCGGCAGCGGTTGAAGGTGCGGTAACAGTTTCAATAACCTTGCAGTCAACTGGTCAGATTGTTGTATCAAGCTAATAATTTAATGCAGCAATAATCTGGCGAAGGGAGGGTTATTGATGGCGTTTGCTGGCAAACATGCGAAAATTAATATCATGTCAATAACAAGTACAGCGTTCACAGATGAGGCAACGACAGCAGATATCACAAATACCATATATACGATAGATGATCGAACTAAAGCCTATTGGGATCGTGATGTTCAGGTTGTGGTCAGTGTCAATGGCAATCCTGTTCCTGCTAATAACTATCGTGTACAACATGCAGGAGGCAGGATTTATTTTTATGAGCCTTTAGATCCATTGGATGTGGTAGAAGTATCAGGTGCGTTTGTTACAGTTGTGACAGCAGTTGAGTGTCGGGAATTTACGCTCAATATTGAACGAGAAATGGTAGATGTTACCGTATTTGAGAGTGATGGATGGAGGGAAAGACTGCCGAATATAGGCAGCATCAGTGGTACAGTATCGGGATTTTATAATGTGAACAATCTTTTTACTGAAAGGTTGCTTACGCAAAAACCTTTGATTTTGGAACTTTGGGCGAATAAGGATGATCCAGAGTTTTTTGCTTTATATGTGGTGTTGGAAAGTCAGGAGTTATTGGCAGCAGTGGAAGGTGCGGTTGAAACAAGTGTAAGTTGGCAATCAGATGGTGAGATGTTAATTGAGCTGGTAAGCCCTTAATTTAAAGGCATAACATGGGGAGGTTATAAGATGACAGAGATTAAGAGAAGTAATCCAATCAGAGATTATTTTTTGACAAGTACAAGCAGATATAAGCAGCAGCTTGTAGAGATACAAACAGAAGATGGTAAAGCCTTTAATGTAATGATTAAAGAACCTAATGCAAGGCAAAGAGGCGAGATTTTCAAAGCTGCGACAAAGATTAAAAGAACACAAGAAACAGAAATTGATCATGCGGAATTGCAGGTGTGGGCGGTAATATATTGCACGTATGATGCGGAAACAGGAGAGAGATTGTTTGATGTTGCGGATCATGATTTGTTGTTGTCGTTGCCAAGCAGCGTATTTGATAGATTAGCCAAACCTGCGTTGGAAATGATTGGTGAAAATGTAGAGGAAGTAGAAAAAAACTAGTAAGTGATCCTGAACTTCTTTTCCGATATCAGCTTGCAGAAGTGTTAGGCAAAACATTATCAGAAATTGATGAGATGCCAGCTAGTGAATTTGTTGGATGGGCTGGCTATTTTTATTGGAAAGAAAAGGAAAGAGCAAAACAGGAGGCTATAGCAAAAGCAAAAGCAGCAGTGAAGGGATCTGGCAAAACTTTTGGTGGGAGGGGCTAAAATGGCAAGTGTTGGAACATTAACAGCTAATTTAATAGCACAAACATCAGGATTTACCAAACCATTGCAGCACGCCCAGAAACAAATTGAACAGTTTAATGCCCGAATAGATAAGGTGCAAAAGCAGTTGGATAAAGTAAGCAAGACTGGTGTAAAAGCTGGTCTTGCTTTTTCTGCATTAACAGGGGCTATAACAGTTGGAGTAAAAAATGTTGGGCAGTATGCTCAGGAACTTCAGATAATGGCTAACAGGACAGGTATGACAATATCTGAAGTGCAGGAAATGCAGTATGTGGCAAAGCAGACAGGTGTTGAGTTTAATTCATTGCAGAAATTAACTCAATCGCTTAGCCAGAAAGTATTAGAGGCACAATCGGCAAGTTCAGCAATGGCGAGGGCTTTTGATTATTTAGGAGTAAATACGAGAGATTCATCTGGTCAACTTCGCAGTATAAATGATGTTTTTTCTGATATGCTTTTAGCTTTATCTAGGGTTAATAATGCAACAGAAAGAAATGCATTAGCGATGAAGATTTTTGGTGAAGAGAGCAAAAATATCATTCCGCTTTTGACTGCGGGCGAGGCGGAAATTAACCGGATGAGGCAAGAGGCTAGAGATCTAGGCGTTGTAATGAGCGATACTGCGGTAAGTGATTTTACGGATTTTAACAGGCAGCTTAAATCAACGGCAGATAGTGTAACTTCAGCGGGTAGACAGTTGGTTGCACAGTTTTTGCCTGCAATAAGTGTTGTTTTAGAATGGGTCAATAAAGGTGTAAATTGGTTCAAGAATTTATCGCAGGAACAAATGAGTAATATCAAACGCTGGGTGGCTTTAACTGCGACAATTTTGGGCGTTGTTGCGGTTTTTGGTATAATGGCCAAAGTCTTTTCGGTAGCATTAGGCGTATTTAAAACCGTTAGCAATGTTTTAACGGGCGTCAAAGCTGCGATCTCAATGGTTGGTGATGTAATTGGCGAGAGGTCGGCAAGCACAATATTATGGTTTGGTCTTATAGCTGGTGCTTTGGCGTTATTCTATATGGCATGGAAAAACAACTGGTTTGGCATAAGGGATATTATTACCAATGTCTGGGAGAAGTATATAAAGCCTGTTTTGGATGCGATTGTTAAGTGGGGAGCTAAGACAATCAAAACGGTATGGAATTGGTCGATTAAGGCACTTGGTAAATTTTGGGAATGGTTAAAAGATGTAGCTTGGCCATGGTTATCAAAGACTGCTAAAACCGCATGGGACTGGACAATTGAGGCATTGGGTCCATTTTTTGAGTGGCTTAAAGATGTTGCACTGCCGCTAATTGGAAAGGCGTTTGCAACAGCATGGAATTGGTCAATTGATGTTCTGGGTAAATTCTGGGAATGGCTCAGAGATGTAGCGTTTCCTTGGTTAGGGAAAGTTTTGTCTACAATATGGACATGGGAATTTAAGGCATTGGGTGTCTTGTTTAATTGGCTTATAGATACAGCTTTACCATTTATCGGAAAAATGATAGTAACAGAATGGCAATGGATAATAGAAGGATTGGGCAAGTTATGGGATCTTCTGATTGATAAAGCGATTCCTTGGATCGGTGGAAGTTTGAAAACAACGTGGGAATGGACGTTTAAAGCACTTGGCAAATTATGGGATTGGCTGGAGAAAGGTGCAAATTGGGTAGGTGATACGGTTAAAACAACAATCGAATTTTCACAAAAAGGCTTAGGTAAGATTCAGCAGGGTTTAAAGAATATACAGGCAAAATTTGCTTTTCAGCAGGGAGGAATTTTGCCTGGCATTGGTGGTCCTGATCAAATTCCTGCACTTTTAGCTCCCGGTGAGGCGGTAATTCCGGGAACTGTTTGGCGTAAAGGGCTTTTAGCTGTAGCTGCGTGGTTTAAGAAAATGGGTGTGCCTGGGTATAAAGCTGGAGGTATTGTTGATGGTAATAATGGTGGCGGTATACTTGGCATGGTTTTTCCAGATTTGAGTGCAGCTATATCTGAGCAAGGCGGATTGATCAAAAGCTTAGGCAATGTGATAAATAATATTCCGCAGATGTTGATTAATGGTTTATTCTCGCTCTTTGATGGATTGATTAGTGTAATTGGAAAGCTAGCATCGGCTATTTTAGGAGAAGAAGAAGCAGAAAGGATTGCAGGTACATTTCGTAGTTGGCAAAATGAATTAAAACGCTTTTTTGGCACACTTGGATTTTTTGAGGATGAGTCTGTTGATGCAGCAGAAACAGTAACAGAGGCAGCAGAAGATGTTGCCAGTGTAATGCAAACAGTAACTAAACGGTCTGTATTGTTATCAGAGGCATTGAATCAGACATGGGCAACAGTTAGGGAAAAACTGCCAATTTTAAGCAAGGCAATGGAAGTTTATCAAAACGCTATAGTGCCAGTTATTGATGAGCTGGGTATGGTAACGAGAGAGGCAATGACTTCACTTGAGGCATTGGGATTAGTTGCTATAAATCTGATTACGCAAAGTGAGAGTTTTGCAAGGTTGTTTGAGATTGCAAATCCGCTAATTGAATCGTTTACTGATGCATTAGGTCAGGTTCTAACACCGCTTTTGCCGATTGCGCAGGTTGTATCAGATACATTGCTGCCTACTTTGTCTGTATTTGGTAGTGTGATAGGCAGTTTAATTGCGCCTGCAATGCAGGTGTTATTTAAAGTGCTTAAAACGTTTGGCACAGTGATTCTGGCTTTGGTACAAGGGATATCGAGTGTGTGGAATATATTGCTCGATTTAGTTTCGCTATTGCCTTTTGTTAATTTACGCAGCTATAAGATTGATTTAGACGATTTATCCAGCGCAACAGCGCAGCTTGCAAGATTAACGTGGGAAGAGGCGAGAACAAGAGCAGAAAATATCGAAGTGATTGAAGAAAGCACACGTGCGATGGCTAATGTGCCTAGTGTATTTAAAATTGCACTTCGCAGAGGTCAGGTTGCGGATATACCAGCGACAGCTATAACTCCGTTGCAGGCAGGCGGTATTGTTACAAGACCGACGTTGGCATTAATTGGTGAAAAAAGTCCTGAGGCGGTTGTGCCATTAAATACTATGCAGGGCAGAAGAGGCTCGGAAGTAGTTATAGAAGTTAATATAAATTGTTCTATCTTTGGGTTTAATGATTTTAGGCGTGTTATAGAACAAGCAATGAGTGAGGCAGCAAGATCAGCAGGATTGGCACAATATGGTGTAGTGGTCAAGTTTACATAATGCTGGGGTGATAATAAGTGGCATCTGCTAGGATAGATATGGTGGATATTGAGCTAGTTTATTCGCAGGAAATGGAGTATTTAATAATTGGTTCAGAGGCACGAAGCAGCACAGGCAATTTTATATCAAATGTTGACGCATTTAAACGTAAATGGGTATTGCAGACAAGACCGATGTTGAAATCAGATCGTGATACGCTGGTCAATTATCTTGAATCAGTTTTTTATGGTCCAGTTCAGTTTTGGCTCGATGAATTCGGGATAGCGACAGTTAATGCGTATATCACAGATATAACAGAAACAAGAAGTATTACATTGCCAACAAGATATAGTTTGACGTTAAAAATTGAAGAAGAATAAAGAGCAATGGTGCCTAGACATTTTTTGTCTAGGCATTTTTTGTCTGTGGGAAGGAGGATGAAAATGGCGGTCGCCCAGTTTGATAATATAGATATTCCGCTGGTATATTCAATCGAAACAGCAAGGCAGATGCTGGCAGATAGAAGGCGAACGGTCAGCGGTAAATATCGGCAGGATATAATCAAGACAAAAAGGCAATGGACATTGTTAACGCAGCCATTAACTATGGCACAGAGAAATGCAATCATATCACATCTGGAATCGGCGGAGTTTCAGGCAGGAGATTTTCATTTAGATGAGTTTGGCGTAGGGGTAACAGTTAAAGCTTATATGAGGGTATTAAGGGAAACAAGGTCGTTAGAAGCTCCAGATCGGCGGAGTTTAGAGCTTATGGTGATTGAAAAGTGAGGTAGAGCGGATGGTTGCGAATCGGCAGATATTTACGCAGGTATTGCTTAATCGTGGTGGTACAGATATTGATATTGCTCCATATGTGACAAGAATTGAGGTAAATTTGGGCAATGTATCTTCTTTAGGAACTGGCGCATCAGGCGGAGATGGGGTTGTAAGGCAGGCATTTATTACAATCCAGAATGATAATGTTAACCGTTTTTCGCCTTTAGACGCAAATAGCAGTTGGAATTATGATGGAATGACATTCGATCCGCTATTAAAGCCGAATCGGGAGATTAAAATTATGGTGGCAGCGATATCGCCAGGATCAAATCCTAGTCCAAGTGATTGGGAACTTCTATTTCATGGGCTTTTGGGCGATTCAATCCGAACTGAAGGGCAGGTTATCGAGATTGAGGCAAGAGATATGGCAAAGAGATTGCAGGATCGGATGATAACAGTTACGAGAGAATATGGTGCTCCGATTGATGATGGCGGAGTTAGGGCAGATTTGGTGATGCAGCAGATTTTGGATGATGAGTTTGGAGTTGGCGTGATAACGTTGAATGTGCCTGTTTTGCCGACATTTGCTTGTCCTCCTTTTACCGTTGAGTTTGTTTCGGTATGGGATATTCTTCAGAGTATCGCCGCGGAAATGGGATGGTTTTTAGGTTACAGATATGATAAAGCAGCCAAAGTTTTTAAATTAACTCTAATGGAACCTCCGAGAAATAAAACTGCATTAACGGCAGATTGGCATTTTGATTGGAACGATGATATTTATGTTCAGGATCTAGATATAACCGATCGAGATATTCGTAATAGGGTCGTTGTGGTTTATCGGGATTTAGCAGGTAAAAGGCAGAGTGTAACTGTTGAGGATGCAGTGTCGATAGCAGAATATGGTTTAAAAGCTATGCAGATAGATGAAACAGATACGCAGCTGATTAAAACGTCAACAGCAGCATTAGCATTAGCGAATTACGCATTGGAAGATTTGGCAGAACAGAGTGCGACAAATTCATTGACACTGCCTTTTTTACCGTTGATTGATTTGTATGATGGTATCACAGTTGATGATCCGAGAATATCCTCAATAACTGAATTTTATGGGGTTGAAAGTGTACGGCACACGCTGGATTTTAATGACAATGTTTTTCAGACAGAAGTTATCGCATCAGGCAAAGTGATCGGGTCGCATCAAAGATGGTTAATGATGCAAGCACGAAAAGGCTCAGAAGGTGAACCACCAAGTGATGTGTGGCCAGTAAGACCAAACACAGTTTTAACAGTTGCAGCGTATAACACGCCAGATGAGGGTAAGAAAAAGGCAGATATCCGATGTCAAGGGCATGATGATCAAAGGGATATCAATAGGGCATTGCAGGCAGTCGGGGCGTTTGGCACAGTGGTATTGCTTGAAGGAGATTTTGAGATATCAGATCAGATTATAATTCCGTCAAACAGGACATTGTTAGGGCAGGGCAGCACAACGATTATCAATTTAGAGGATAATTATGGCAGCAGTTTGCTAGGCATGGTGATTAATGAAGATACGGTAAGTGGTGATTCTGGCATTGTTGTAAGGGATATTGTGATCAATGGCAATAAAGCGAATCAAGATCCGACAGATTTGCATATTGGGATGCAGTTTACTAATGTATCAGATTTGGAAATATCTGGATGTACGTTTACAAATTGCACAGGGTCAGGATTAAGCTTAGAAAATTGTCATGGGGCGAAGGTGATAACTTGTCGATCATTCGGCAATTTTGATAATGGTTATGTGTTCTATCAATGTGATAATATAATTTTCTCAAATTGTGAGGCGTTTAATTTATATCCTGATCCATTGAGTGGAACGTCACCGGGAGCAGCATTATTGTTGCAAGTTAATAGTTCAACAGTTACAGGTTGCACATTTAGTGATAGTCAATTAGGGCTTTTATTATCTAGCAGCAATGATTGTACGATTACGGGCAATACTATCTCATCAATAGAATATATCGGTATTCAGATTCAAGATTCAGATGGTAATAGCATTATCAGTAATACTGTAACAGGTTGTGGTCGCAATGGCATTGCTCTATTTTTTAGCGATGATAATATCATCAATGGTAATTCTCTCATCTGTAATGGCATTGAAGATCCGCCTTTGATTGATTATGCACAAATAAGATTGCAAAGTTCTAATCGAAACAATATCCAAAATAACTCAATTAGAAAAGGCAGCGGGGCAAGTTTAGCGGTTTATGGGATTCATATTCAATCAGGGTGCGAAGATAATTTTGTGACTAATAATGATCTTTTGGATGCAGCATTAAGTCTAGGATTGTTTGATGAAGGCATAAGAACGGTTACAATGGCAGGTAATAGACCAAATCAAGGTTTTGTTCCAATAACATATCATACTAGTTTTACGGAGTGGCCAGTGGGGGAAACGCCTTTCGACTGGTTTGGGTGGCATACGCAGGATTATCTATCACAGGTGTATATTATGATTGAAGATGGTGCACCAGCGTTATTTATTGGGATGAATTCGGGTAATTTGTGGCGTGTTTGGGGTCCGAAAGATGCTCCAGCGGCTCGCAATATCGAATTGTTTTGCGAGTTTAAAATAACCGATTTAGCATCAGGCAATATGAATCCTTTTGGATTGTGGATGAGAGTTTCAGGTTGGAATGAAAGGAGAGTTGGTGGGATATTTGTCGCAGCAGATGGCAGTGATTTTGCGATTAAACGTAGGAATTTTACAACGTTCACAACGCTTGCCTCGGCATCAGCAGTAGTATCAGCAAATGTTTGGTATAAAGTAAGATTCAGAGCGGAAGAGCAGGATTTTTACGCGAAGATATGGGAATCAGATGATCCAGAGCCAAATAGCTGGACAATTACAGCATCAGAAAATACAGGTGATCATATGACAGGGGCAAGGATTGGAATCGGCAATGGGGTATCGACAGCATCGGCGTATTTTAGGCAGTTTAGTTATGCAGTTGGGGGCGGTACTGCTCCAAGTGTATAAGGTTATTAGGGCTTAAAAAGCCCTTTTTTTATTACCAAAAATAAGGAGGGTTCAGCATGGCTAGTCTGACTAATCTTGGGAGCATGGTTGTTGGGGTGTTAATCACGTTTTTGTCTGGTGTGTTAAAAAAGGCTGTAAATAATTTGTGGGATGAATTGTGGGAATATATTTTTAAAGCTGTTGTGGAAACCGAAGCGGAATGGGGATCAAAAAATGGTCAGCAGAAAAAGGAATGGGCAATTGATAAAATCATGGGTTGGTTAGAAATAAATGTGAATTTGAATATAATCCAGCGGATCGCAGCAAGGTTAATAATTGGCAATTTAATCAATGCGGTAATTGATCAGTTTAATGAGTATATGGGGCATGATTGGCTTGCGAAAGCAGAAGAGTTAAAACAGCAGCTGGAGGATAAATTGCCAATTATTGAATAGAGGGTTGGGCAATGAATGAAAAGATTTGGATTGCGATCATAGGTGCAATTAGCAGCATTATCGTAACGTATCTAAAAGGCAGGCACGATGGCAGCTGCAAGTATAAAGATAATTGCATGATTGAAGAGCAAAAGCATGATAAGAAAAGATGGAAAAAAAGGGGTAAATAATAGCCTGGGGTGAAAAGCCCCAGGCATTTTTGTTTCTCATTATCTGGTGTAAATTGGCAATCAAATCAGCGTAAGATTGCCTTGCCATCGATATTATCTGGCGATACAATAACCCCACAAACAACACAATAACAAAATAACAAAACAACAAAATGTTGAAGGGCAGACATCTATATTAGGGGGCTGACACGATGGAATTTATAAATGTTCAAACTGGAGAGATTTTAAACTTCGAAAGCATGACAGATGAAGAGATTGTAAACCAATTGGAAACATTAGAAGATTTGGCGATGCAGGCAAAATCAGCACTAGATGGAGCAAAGCAAACATTAATATCACGCATGATAGCTGATGGGGCAAAACTTAGATTAACAGAGAAAGCAAAGGTCAGGTTATTGGTACAAAGCAGGCCCAGCGATCAAAAACTGATTGAAAAACTCTATGAAGAGTGTCCCGAGCAACTAAAGAGCAGATGCTTTAAATTTGAAGTCAAACCGATTAAATCTGGTCTTAATGAGTTAGCTAAGTTAGGGGAAGAATGGCGAAGAAAAGTAGACGCATGTTATAAAACGTCAACAAGTTTGAAAATTGAATGGGTCAATAGACAAGATAATGGAGTGGATGAGACTGAAATAGAGGATTGCCCGTTTTAAAGGTAATCCTTTTTGAGCCTAAGGGGGGTTTTTAATGGCAAATATTCAAGAGCCAAGGGTGAGGATACAGCAAGTTAAGAAATTTGAATGGGATGAGGTTCCAACAAATGCGGCAGAGTTACCATTTTTCGTTCTGGTTGAAGGGATGCAAGGGTCAGGCAAAACGCATTTCAGTTTATCGTTTCCAGAGCCTATTTTCATCTTAGATACTGAGAACAGAGCAGATAAAGTGATCGCAAAGTTTTCCAAAGTAAAAACAGTGTTTCGTAAGAAGATAGAAAGCTTTGATGATATCCGGCAAGCGATTTTGCAAGGTATTTTTCCGGAGTTTAAGGGCGGAACGATTGTTATAGATTCGGGATCGGATCTGCAGAATTTAAGAGAGATTGAGTATTTAGAGGAAACAGGGCAGAAAAAGGTTTATCCGAAGGTCAATTTTGCGCAGGTTCGTGAGCCGATCATTAAGCTGTTAAGCGCAATCAGGGACAGAGGATTTTACTGTGTGATTACAGGCAGATTGAAAGATGAATATAAGGATGATGTAAAAACTGGGGAAATGGTATTGGAGGGATTTTCTAGACTTCCATATTTCGTGGATATACATTTGCGGTTAAATGGAGATGGAACAGCGACAGTAATCAAAAACGGATTCCGGACAACGTCAGCAGAAAAAGTTGTGACATTAGATAATCCAAATTTCAATTCGATCATGGAAAAACTGGTTAAGCCAGCCGAAGAGGTCAAATTTATAATTGAAAAAGTGGAAGGGGAGAAAAACAAAGCCAAAAATAGCCCCGTAGAGCGTTTGAAAAATGATTGGAAGGGTAAAATATCGTCTGATGAAAATAAAACGCCTCAGAAGGCTTTAAATGCGTTTGAGAGGCAAGGGGCAGAAAAACCGCAGCTAGAAGAAACGAAGCATGAGGATGATTATGATTTAGAGCCATTGCCAGATGATGATCTTCCAGCAAGTCGCGAATTCATACAGCGAGCATATAATCACGGTCGAGAATGCGGGCTAAATCAAAGTAGTATTCAATTGTGCTTATCAAAAATTAAGCCTGATGGCAGGAGCGCAGGTCTAACAAATCGGCAAGTTCGGATGTGGATAGTAGAGATCGATCGGTATGTAGAGGAGTTTATGAAATTAGATACCGCAGCAAACGAAGAATAGAGCGAGGGTGGTAAAGTTTGCCACCCTTACTAATTTTGTTTGGTTGTTATGTTATTGTTGTTGCTTAAGTCAAAGTGGTATGCTAAGATAATTGCGACAGGCATTTGAAGGAGGATATATCATAATGGAAATAGCAGAATTAACCGCATGGCTCGAACAGAATCCTCTTAGGAAGTTCAGAAAGAAAAACAAACTTGGGCTTATGGAGATCGCAGGACTGCTAGGTGTTGGAGTAAGCACAGTCCAAACATGGGAAAAAGGAGTTACAGTTCCAAAGTCCGAGAAGTTCAAGATGCTTGCTAACCTATTAAACGCTCCAGATATTGAGGAAACATGGTTCAAATGGTTAGAGAATAAACCTAAGATTT